GTGCCAAGCGCGCCCGATACATTATGGCCACAGACAATTTACTGGAAGGAGGCTTGACCCAGAAGCACGCACAAGTAACCTGCTTCAGCAAGGCTGAAAAATTAGACTCTGCTGGTATCCTAAAATACCCCAGAGCGATTCAATTTAGACATGCCAAGTACTGCGTGGCCCTCGCAAAGTATCTCAAACCTTGCGAGCACCCCATGTACCGGTTTAAAGGCGATGGCAGAGATTTCCCTGCCACTCGACTAATCGGTAAAGGTCTTTCGCAAGCAGCCAGAGCTAAGCTCTTGGTCCGCAAGCTTAAGGCCTTTAGTGCGCCCCGTATTGTCTCTCTAGATGCAACCAAGTTTGACCTTCACGTCTCGCTTGAGCTACTTCAAATCGAACACTGGGTATATCTTCAGATGTGCTCAGGGTATCAAGAGTTTGATAAGCTGCTAAAATGGCAGTTGCATAATGAGGGATTCACCAGAACAGGAGTTCGATACCGTACACGAGGTGGTCGAATGTCCGGTGACATGAATACGGCACTAGGCAACTGTGTGCTCATGATTCTCATGGTCTCAGCCTTCATGGCTGGGCGCAAGTATGACATTCTAGACGATGGCGATGATTGCCTTCTCATTGTTGAGGAGGAGGAGCTTGAGTGGGTGTGTCAGAACGTGCATCGCGTGTTCTTAACTTTTGGAATGGAGATAAAAGTGGAGAACATTGCGTCAACCATTGAGAATGTTGAGTGGTGTCAGAGCCACCCCGTCCAGTACGCTCCAGGTGCGTACAAATTTGTGAGAAACCCTTTCAAGGTGTTTTCTACAGCTATGGGCGGTGTGAAGTACGTGGACTCTGACAAGGCGAGGCGCAAACTCCTTAACACGATTGGAATGGCTGAGATGGTCCTAAATTTAGGTATCCCAGTTATGCAATCATTTGCCCAAGCCATCATGCGTAACGCTGCTACCACCAAGAGCATCGAGCTACAAGAGGCGGATCCAATGTACTACAGGCTTCACCATGAACTTAAAGCTATGAATCTCAAGCAGTTACAACGCCTTGACCCTCAACCTATAAGCGACACAGCACGTCATTCGTTCTGGCTTGCGTTCGGCATTCCCGCCGACGAACAGCTGGAAATGGAGTCTTACTTTTCAAGTTGGGAGTTTCCGATCTCAGGGACGGACGCACTTCTGCCCGAGCACGACGCGCCAACCTGGTGCCGTAGGTCGTGTACCTCGCAGGAGGCTTCGTCCCTCTGGGAATGAGCTCTCAACGAATGATTACCCGCTCTGGCCCTTACGGGTCCAAGAACAACCCCG